GTATACCGCGCCTGCCGGCTCATTTTAGGTCTGATGACCACGGGTGAGCTGGACACGTCGCTAGGAAGCGTGTCCCACGTGATCTCTCGAGTCGAGAGGTGGGGTGGGCAGGTCTGCCTCACCTCCGTCACGTGTGTCATTGTGCTGCCGACGGATCCGTCAGCGGCACTGTGCCAGGTCTGGCTATAATAATCAAGTCTACGGATACCACACCGATGCTTGATTGTATGGCGTATGAGAGGTGGGTGGTGCCGCTCTACTAGGGGTGAATAGCGCGCCACAATACTGCGGGATACGCTGCTTCGTCGCCTGGTATATCGGCCGAGACCACACCTTAGCCCACTGGGTTTTTCGTGCCGGGTTACGATCGTAGCGCCGCGCAACCCAGTCGCTGACTATGACCTTTGCCCGAGGCACGGGCGTTATCGCCTAAGAAATAGGATATGCCGGCGTTTGTTATTGCCCCGAGAAGCGGGTTCACACTCTGGGTGATGCCCTGTATCGCCTGTTTGGCCAAGTCCAGCGCAACGAATCGACCGGGATCGTATTTCTGGTCGAAGTACATTTCCGCATCGCCCCGTGGTGGTAGCAGATGCGGCATTTGGTCAGACTGCTGACCAGTAACACACTCGCCGCCTATCTCCCACTCTAGAACGTAGCTCCCGGTACCTCCGATGATTTGGATTCCCACCACAGTTGTAGGCATATCCCGCGAATTGGTGTAGCTAGAGTTCCAAGCGATGTCGCCATCGTAGCACGGAACCCAATCAGCCACAGCTGTCTCGTGGGCTGCGTACTGCGTGAATTGGCCGTAATCCCTTAAGCCCTGTACCGGGATCTGCGTCATGCTATGGTTACCTTAACAACCGAACACACGGTAGGCGACGATAGTTCCCTGCGCTGCCGTTAGCGCGCTAGTGCTCCGTAGTCGCAGTTATCCGTGTGTCATACGGTAGTAACCCAGAGACGAGGCAGCCTGGCTAGCCTAGATAGGCGGGAATACCGTGCTATAGCTCAGGACGGACGAAGATGACGGTCCGGGTAGCTCCGGCGTGTGTGTAGTGCTGTTCGTCATCAATATATTCCCGGCCTATGTTAGCTCGACGCGTGCGGCGTTTGTGGTGGTGTTAACCGTGAACGCTAGGTATCCTTTATGGGTGCACGCCTACGTACCCCCGCGCAAGCGCGAGTGCAGCCGAAGCGGTCTCTCATCTGTTTTCGTGTTATATAGTGCCAGCTGGCGGAATCTGCTAGACAGTGAAGACGCGCCGCGGTTGCCGTTCGTCGGGCGTAATCGCAACCGTTTCCGACGCGTCTATTGCCTACGGGCGATGAGCGGTCGTTTCCGAGCAGGCAGCTTGCGCGCGTTGCTGTTCGTGTTCTTGTTTTTCTGCATGTAATATTTGCGGCTGCTGCCACGCTGGCCCGAGAAACCGCTAGCCATAGCTCGAGCCACACTATGTGGCAAATACACCAAAGGTTCGTCTTTGCCTAGTGCCATGTGCGCGGCCCATACTTCAATTGGTTCTACGTGGATAGCCGTTTTCAAAGATATTATGCGTGCCGCATCCTGCCAGTACGGTATCACTGAACCAACCCAAGACCACGATGTTGAACCGGTTACGGCCACGTGTTTGGCCATGTACTTCTGTATCACCGTGTCATCCTCCGGGGTGATACGCGTGTTCCGGTACATCTAGCGTATGTGCGGCACGTGGCCCATTTGCGCTAAGTTGCTTCCGGCTACTGCTACTGCGTGTTATACAGGTTGGGTTAAGTAGGTCTTATCCACACCTGTATAAAAACGTGAGTTCCCCATCAGTTTACATGGGTCGCGCAGTAACACAGCGTACGGGCCCATGGTACTAGTATACTTTGATACGAATTCAAACTGAAGGGGCCGCTGTGTCTGTAGCAGTATCTTCCGGCATATCCACCCGAACGCCTGGTTACCGACATCGTTCGACTATGCGTACCATTGTCGCGCTTGAGTGACCCATTATTCGATTTGGAAACGGGGTCCAGCCATGTAGAAATCATCGCCGGTTAGCAAGCGTTTGTAATGAAATCGTGGGCCGGTATAAACCTTGTCCAGGAAAAAATCCTGTACGAATCGGTGGCGCCGGGTATTTCCATCCGTGGTTTTGGGACCGTGGCCGGAAGGTGTGCCTGACACCCACACGTCCATCAATCGGACACCGGCATAACTGTAGCACAGTTTGTATCGAGTGGTGCATACAGCCTGGAGCGTGATCTTGGTGTGGGTATCGGTCCACCATGACCATTTTTGGGCGAAAAATTTACATGCTTTTTCCCACATCGGGCGATCGATCAGGTCCATCAACCAATCGTACTGCATGGAGTCAAACTGTGAGAAATCGGTTGACACCGCTGCGGTTAAACTATTGTCTTAGTGGACTGAAGTCATCCATTGCTCGTAATCGCTAACAGTAGTTCTGTAGCTAAAATCGTCATGGGCTAGTTTCTGCTGTTGTAGTAGCGCTACTTACAGGTAATGGATGTACACCCACGGTGTACGTAGCGACCCAATATTGCGCGGCCGTGCTTTAAGAGCGTTCAGATCCGTTCCGTAATATAAATTCTCTTCGTATGCTTTCGGGAACGTATCGATGGTTGGGACGTTCCTCGTGTAGTCGAAATAGCCAGGATCGTGCGGCGAGGCTGCCAATTTAAACGTCTACCACGAGATCTTGTATCGCGTTTTCTTCGACGCTGACCAGTTTATTTTCGTGTCAAGGTACTCCTGCAATTCTGGCATTCGTACCTTGTCGAAATTCGCCTGTTGTACTGGGGCGTAATCGTGCGCGTAATCCGTCATGGCCTAACGTATCTAAGGCGGCGTGGCCGTCTTCAGGTTGACATGCCTATTCCAGAACGTCGCGAGCGCGTTAATAGGGTTACGGTGGTTAGCCGCGTAGCTGATCAAAGGCCCATCAGCGCTGCGGAGTGCTTTTCCCGTCAATACTGCTGACGTGTGCTCCTGCACCGGCGGGAAGACCATATCCAAGACCGTGCTGTAACTGGGCTCGTATGTGACGATGCGTCCGATCGCCGGGTTTGCCAGATTTTCGAAGTCAAGGTCTTGAACGTTGGTTAAATAAAACTTAGTCGGGTCTAACGAAACACAGTTAGTACCAGCGAAATTTAGGCTCTTGAGCCGCTGGATTTCACCCTCAGAACTGCTGCGGATCTAATGCTGTGCTTGTTAGTGTCGTTGCAGCTATTCACGCCATTTAGTGCTGAGACCTCTGGGTGCTATGCGTAAAAACGAACTAGGCAGCGCCAATGTTTATTGTTTCAGAGCATCAACGTCGGCTGACAGTTCACATATGTCAGAATAGAGCGTTCGGATTTGCTATACGTCTAGGGCCCATATCGCTGCCTAAGCTAACCATTTGATGGGATAATACGCTATGCCCAGGGCTTAGCGACATACACCATCGATGAGCCCGCTAAGCCCGCTTCGCCGTGCTACATGTTTGATGACAACAGTTGCCGCCCGCGCCCCCCACCACTTGTACAACGTTCGGTGTCGCGTGTATGAGTACTACCACGCTAGGAGTGCGCGTTCCCACCACGGTGCTTGCCGACGTTGTGCGACTTGATAATGCGCTCGAGTATGCACCGTACTGACCAATTCACGTGCACAATTTATGGCGCGAGCAGCTGCAAGGACGTCGGTCTTGTTCAGCAAACTGTATAAATGGGCGTCGCTGATTTTTGGGTCTTGGACTAGTGCGCGCATCGCTAAAGTTATGTCACTCTTGTCTGAAACGGCAGCGTGTGAAGCCGCGTATACCGTGCTGATAGTGCTTGGTCCGTGGATTGCGAATAGTTTCACCGTAAGCACGTCATCTACGGCGATTTGCGCGAACGATGCGTCACCTTTGGCCGCGTTGACGCAACGCAAGTTGCCATGTCGGTAAGAATGCCCGTTACCTTTTGCATAGACGCGAATGCGATGTCCGGCTAAAGGTTCGACTTCGATCTAATTTTGGCAACATTTGGCGGATGTGCCCAAGACGTTGTAGACATTATACGAACCGATGTGCGTGACGTTGCCTGGGACTGCGTGATTCTACAAGTTAGCGTAATAGTACGCGGTGTCGTTGTGGATGAAAACATATTTCGCGGCATGTTCGGTGGTGTCCACCTGCTACCAGGACATGACCGCATGGCTGAACCGGACTGTTGCTGACTCTCCCTCCGGGTATGGTAACGTGAAACCTGGCACATCGTGGCCCCACTCGGCGATGGCTTCGTGGTCGTAGTGGTCGTCGTCCAGCCTTATACTGTAGAATAATATGGAGTTATAGCGTTTCTTAGTTTAGCCGAGTGATTTTAACAAATCAGAAACGTACGTTGCGGTGCCACGCTTCCCTCCTACATCTATAAGCACCCAATCGCGCTAGTCCAGCGGACGCGTATCGTAACGGATCGCGTCAGCGATCTTGTTCCAGACGACGGCGTGAGCTGCGTCAGCTATGATTCGAGCGTCTGGGTGCGCTGACACTTGTTCTCGGGCGCCATAGATCATTTTATCCAGGGTGGTGTCGATGGGAAGAGGAAATATTGCCCCGATAGTGCGGATGGTCTCTTCCGCGATTACGCCTTTTGCGCGCAAATCGACTATACGCCCCCCTCTAATCTGTTGTACTCGGTTCTGGACCTGAGCGTTTTCGTATTGCCGCACATCTCCAGTGTACAGTAACCGACCTGCTTATACCGTAGCTGCCTGTTTCAATAACAAACTTGATAGGGGCTTCGAGTACTGCTCCGCGGTGGCCCCGGGCCTGGCCCTAGCGCTGCTGCCGTGCATTCTGGCGGGCGGTGACAATCGTGCGTTGCTGGCTACAGCATACCGCACTGCGTCGTGCACGCCAAGGAATGCCCGTCCCGTTGCTCGCCTTATCGGAGCATCTACCAGCCGGTCACGCAGACATCCCCACCAGCGTTTGATACTGCCGGCGTACGTTCTATCGGTAGCTAACGGTGTCGGGACCATCTCTGGGTCCTCCAATAAGCGTCGGCCCGTATTGTTAACCATTTACAATGAATGTTCGACCGAGACTCTCACGTCCTAGATTGCGAGGTTAACGATCGGGCGGAAAGTGTAGGTGTAGACACTTTGGATAACCCACTGGCTGATTTAGCGCGCGTAACACACCGCACGCGACGCCAGCCATTTTGCCCACCGTGATGCGACGTTGCATACCTTGCTCGCCGTCGCCACGATGTGTCCCAGCGGCAATGTTTGGGCTACGTGCCGGTGTATCAATTATGCGGCCGAGACAGTGAACCGGTTACGCCTAAGGGGTTTCGGTGGCGAAAGTTCTGCCTGCACGTCTAGTATAGCTCGGTCACCGACGGCTTTTCTTGGCAGTGCGCGCAACGCGGGTGCTGGTGGTACCGGTGTCTCTTCCGTGTCGATGCCGTGACAATTGAATTCGCCTGGTGGGGTGTACATGTTAGGTGAGTAGCTACTCCCGCTCGCTTTCTGATCCAGGTGCTCGGGAACGGTTAGAAGCACGTCATTTATTGAGGGGCGTGCAGGAGTGCATTTCTCATCCTAAGACAGGGTTTGAGTGTTGGTCGGCTTATTCACCGATGCGCGGGTTTTCTTTTTCCTCGTCCCTGGGGCAGTCTAAGCCAACCCTTGCACTTAAACGACCGTTGGCGGTGGTTAGAGGGTATGCCTTATCTCATATTTCAGACAATCCTGTTCCGTTGCTACCCGGATACGCACATCCTACACGTCACTGGTTGAAGCTTTAAGTACGCGCTCCTCTGCTATGAAGTATTGTGCGTCAGCCGGTACAATCTTGGCGTATTTGAACAACGTGTCCACACCGAAACCTGCCAGCCTAACGGGGTCCTGGTACCATGCTCTAATCCTGTCAATTGCTTCTGCCCAGGTCGTCAGGGTTTGTTTCGGAGCGGTGAGTGCGTGGAAATCTTGCACGCAACGGGCGTTATCATCGCTGCCATCGCCGTTACCCGGCTGTGCGTGCTGCGCTAAATAGTGCGCTAACTTTTGCCGCCAAGCGCGGGCCTCGCTCCACTTGTGTACGTACTCAGCCCCGTCCCCCAGTGGCAAGACTGGTATGGTTGGTGCGCGGATCTACGCGGGCGCTGTTTCCGCCTGTTTCGCGTTTTTCAACTTCGTTCGGTGCTTCCTCGCAAGTTTCGCCTCGCGCGCGCGTGCTTCCTCTTGCTACTGCGTCGCTTTGTCGGTCATGCCTAGACGACCAAAGATCAGCTTGGTTCCGTTGTCTGCGAGCACCGAGGGGCTCTCGCAGTCACTGTCCACGTCATCGTCTGATACATGGAAACGAGGCCGTGTCGCGATGTTGCCTCTGAAACCGAACTCGCTGGGGGCAATCACCGCATAAACATGGTACTCGCCCGCTGGGCCCACAGCCTCGCTATACAAACCTGATCTCTTGTCTCCCAATGTCTCCAACAGCTGTTCGCCGTAACCTCGATGATAGAACGTGTACCCAGCCGTGGTGACGATGACGGACAAGTCGTGGTTGGTAAGGCTGTGTTCGCCTACGTGTGCGTTGGCATAAGGGATCTTTTGCCCGAGGCCCAGGCTGTTAGTCACGTGCCCACCGAAGTATTGGAGCAATAGACACAATGCGGTCCAGCCACAATACCCATCATGCACCTCGATCTGGTACAGGTCATTCACCCGCTGTGCCGGTAATGCGTCAAAGAAGTCCCAACTAGCGGCATACCGTTATGTGATGCATTCCGTGAGCTCGCGGACAACCACGTTCGAAGCCCGTGGGACATCACCAGTCGGTACCGTCGTGAAGACTCGCTAAGACTGGCGAAATGCCACCGGCGGTGTGTCCGCGTAATAGTGCGCGACCCGCGTGGGCCGCAGCGACAACGCGGTCTCGTAGCATGGCGGACAGTTGAGTGTGTCTGGGTCGAACTCCAAATCACCGGGTTACACGAGCGTGTTAGCCTGGTGTTTCTCGTGCGCCCGCGGCTGGTCAGCCTGCGTGGCGCGTTTGTGGCGTTTGTTCTTCTTAGACACTGTTTTCGG